TCCGATCCGGGGCTGGTCGGTCATAATTCCTGACTTTCCTCAAGCTGTGAAGCGTCAAGCATTACCTGAACTCTCATTAAGGATCGACCAACCTGCCGCCGGCCCAGCGGTGGTCCAGCCTTATGGCTGGCAGCTTGTCATCTCGGTGGATCTACCTGCACCCCACCACTTCACTGTGGCTGGCGTCGATCTTCCTCCCCAGCCTATTCAGCCCTACTCCAGTGGATGGAACATTGTCACGCCTGATCTGCCGCAGTTCGTCCGACGGCAGGCGATGCCTGAATACATGTGGCGGATTAGCTTCGCCCCCCAGCAACCATGGGGGTGGTCAGTTGTATTACCTGAACTGCCGGCTGCGCCCCGGCACTTGGAAGCCACTCTAACAGGCTTGGATTTACCACCAGAGCCGATATCAACCCAGCCCTGGGGATGGTCGATAGTCGCATCCGATTTGAACCAATTTATCCGCCGCCAAGCCTTCCCTGAATACACATGGCGACTGGATTTCACGACAACTCAGCAGCAGCAACAGCCATGGGGATGGTCGGTAACACTGCCTGAAGGGTTCGCACGACGTGGGAAGGTGCTTACTGGCTTGGACCTGCCAGTGCGGCCGGTGTTGGTACAACCTTATGGATGGAGTGTCACAAGCCTGGAATTGCCGCGGTTCGCCAGGAAAGAAGCACTGCCTGAATTTACATGGCGAATTGACTTCGTCTCAGTGGTGGTATCTGTCCAACCCTACGGGTGGTCGGTGACTATCAATGATCTGATACCTCGAAGAGGTAAACCACTAACTGGGGCTGACCTGCCCCCATCACCAGTACCACCACAGCGGCCTGATGGATGGTTCATAAACTTCCCTGACTTGCCAGCGTTTCGCCGGTATCAGGCACTACCTGAATACACTAGCAGAATTGACAGACCGCCGATCACGCCCCCAACAGTGGTGTTCGCTGGGTGGTTAGGTCAGGATATCCTAGTAAAGAACGTTGTCACGGCTCGGGGCGGGATCAACCCAAATGGGTTGGACATCTTTCCGTCAATCATTATCCCCCCAGCACCACCTCCATTTACCACCCCAAATGGGCGGTGGTTGAGCCGTGTTATCCAGTACGGGTCGCTATTCAACATATACCCTGATGAACCAGTCCCCTTGCTAAACGAAATCGGGTTCACCGTTTATATATGTGCGCCCGGTGTGATCAGCTTCAAAGACACCAATTTGGTGTTCGTGAAGCCATCTGGTGCGATGTTAACCACCCCGACGGCGATCACCTACTCAGCGGTGGTGCCGGCTACAGCTTTTGGCTGGCCGGTGTTGATTTACACATTCGGGAGGGGCGATCTAAGCGAGGTCGGGAAGTGGTCCGTTTACGTAGCTCGGGGCAACATGCCGCTGAGCCCGACCACGACATTCAACGTGGTGTCTTAGACAATCTTCATAAAAGCGTCACGAGTTGTATGATAGAGACAAAGGAGACAACTGTCTCATAGGTACAATCGTGATCCCGTTCGTGATTTTAGTAATGCTCTTAGGGCGTCCAAGCGATCACCCGTATAGCGATGTTGGGTATCATGTGAATGGTAGTGGACGTGGTATCTCAGGTAAAATGGTCGATATGTCGAAGACCGAAGCCGTGTCTCATTGGTCGCCGTATGACTTCTCGGGTTCTCGGTCAGCACCCCATGCTTTTGCGATCGGTGGTGGGCACGCTCACGGTGGTTCGGTAGGAGTCAGTCACTAGGCGCGCTCCGGGTAGTGGAAGTCGAAGCGGCCTCTGACATTCGCATGGAGGGCCGCGCCCACCGAAGGTGACCCCATAACCTGCTCTGCTACGTCAGCGGGTACATCTTTGTAGATGACCAGGGGTCCCTGTGGCTCTGCCACAGTCGGCGCGTAGCGCACATGCAGTTCTCCATCGGCGAAGCCGATATCCAGGACGTGCGAACTAAGAACCCGTTCCATTTGGGCCATGTTTGCCTTCCACTCTTCCTGCCTCGATCCATTTAATTACTTCTGATCTCTCATAGCGTCTCCACACCGCACCATTCGGTCCTACGCTTGCCCAGAATGGCGGTGCTCGGTCTTCTCTATGCCACTTGTATAATGTTTGCAGGTTGATGCCGAGCATGCCGGCGACTTGTTTGGCACCGATCCAATCGGGGTTTGATGGATTTGTCATGAGTACATCATGTAGCAGCAACGACATCACAATGCAAGCAAGAATGTGTGTATGGGAGGCTTGCCTTTAAATATAGGCTCTGTGGCTGATCGGACCCCTGGAGAGCGCTACCGCGGCGATGCCGATGGGTGGTGGAAACGAGGAACCCTCTGAGGCCCGAGTGTGTGAAACCCAACGGAGGTTGTGATGCGGAAGCGTCGGCACCGTCGGCACAAGCGCTAAAGCCGGCACCAAAGGACGATGCCTCCCCTTAATCCAGCACTGTTGCAAGCCATGGGCGGTCGTCCCCCGTCGCCCGTGGCGGGTGCTGGTACGCTGCCGGGTCAACCACCATTTGGTTCCTCCCCAATCAGCGCACCCGTACCTCATCGTGGACTGCAAGGGGAAGGCGTCGCCCTGATTTCACACGCGAAGCAACTTCTGGAGAAGGCGATCGGCACCCCAGGAATGGGCGCCGAAACAGAGTTGGGTCAAGCCATCCTGAAAGCCTTGGAAGTTCTGGGCAAGCAACTGCCCGAAGGAGTAGTGACACCGGGCATGGAACGGGCGGGTATGGAGCAATTCATGCTTCAACACCGGCAGAATGCTCCGATGATGAACATTATGGCGGCGATGGGACAAGGTGGCGCCCCAGGGGGTGCACCACCGCCAACACCGCCAGGACCAATTCCAGCGGGTTAGGAGACCCAAATGCCGAAGGACATGTTTGGCAACTTGCCATCGTCAGTGCCGAAGGACGATCCCAAGATCGTGAGGGTCAATTTGACCCAGGCTGATATGGGCGCTCGTGCCTCGCATCTGCCGAAGCTGATGAAGAACGAAAAAATCAGCATCAAACACGTTTCGAGCCGTTAAGAGACGCCGATGCCCCGCTACGCTGCACAACTTTTACAAGGTACTGTCAGCACGGCGTACAAGTCGCTTGGTGCGTTGCAGACTGGCGGTACGACGCGCCGGATCGGCATCTACGAAATCGTCTTCGGGTTGGCGGGTGCGCTCAACACCACAAACGACACCCAAGTCCTGCCCGATGTCTCCCGGTTCACGTCAACATCGCTCATCACCGGCACTGCTTTCGTCCCGAACCCCTTGGACGGTGCCGATCCAGCCTCGCTTGCCACCTTCAACAACAACCTCACCAGTGAGCCAGCCGCTATCGCAGCCGCAGGCTCTGGTCTGAGCATGTTGAACCCCGCTCTGAACCAGCGCGGAACGTTCAGGTGGCGCGCCCTCGACGATGGTGACAACATCATCATTCCCAACACCGCTCTCAATGGTGTCGCTGTTCGCGCCTTGTCGCTGTCCTATACGGGCACCGCCATCGGCACCATCATGTACATCGAGTAGCCCAAAATGCCTCTGATCGAAATCGACGACGCCACTGCCGCTGCGATGTCCCAGAATGGGATCAAGTTCCAGGACCGAACTGTTGCTTTCGCTCAGTCAGCGAAGACGATGGCGGAACTGCAAAAGATCCAGAATGGGCCTCGCCGGTCTAAGTGGCTAGAGTTGGTGAAGGAAGAGTACCCTGACCTCCCAATTCCTGAAATCGATGCGGCCAAGCCGGCTTATGACCGGATCGCCGCTATGGAAAAGAAGCAAGACGAATTCATCGAAGCGCTGAAGAAAAAGGACGAAGAGCGCGAGACCAAGGATCGCGAGATGCGGGCAACCAAAACTGTCGAGCAAGGGCGGTCGTGGCTACGCCGGGACAAGAAGCTCGACGACGAGGGCGTAAAAAGCGTCGAGCGCATCATGCAAGACGAAGAGATCCCCAGTTATCAGGCAGCATTCCTGCTGTGGCGGGATCGCAACCCGCCGACCGAAACGGATCTACCTGCGATCAGGGGTGGCAATCTGGACTGGTTCAAGGCCGAGACCGAAGATAGCGCGGCGGATATGAAGTTGCGCCTCTCCGATCCTCTCAAATATCGCCAAAAGAGAATTCCCCAGATGTTACAGCAATTGCGGCGCGGCGAGATCGACGAGTTTGGCCGCTCGCTGAAACCGGCGGCATAGGAGCACGAAGGCAGTGGCTTTCCCATTAGCAGGCACCGGTATCGCCCCCCCGACAGGTCCCGTCTTCACTGAGTTGAACGCCCTCACCCGAAGGGCGTACATGGACACGGTTGTGGTGCAGCTCTACCAAAGCTCGCCTTCACTGTTCATGTTGATGGGAGCCGCTCAAAGGGCGGCAGGCGGCTTGAACCAGATCACAGCACCTGTGCAGGGCCAATCGATGGTCCAGGGACAGTGGGCTGGCTACGCGGGCAATTTCAACAAGCCCCAGATCATCCCTGGTGTCCAGCCTGCGCAGTGGATGCTCTCCTACTACACCGTTCCAGTGCCGCTGGTGATGGGTGAAGCCTTCATCCAAAGCACCGAGGCGATCGTCCCGATCCTGGACGTTCGGATGAATGATGTGTACGCGGTGATGGCGAACCAATTCGCCACTGCCTTGTTCACGAACAACTCGGCGATGCCCCTGATGCCCCAGGGTTTCATCGAAGCGATGGACGATGGCTCTGCCGTCCCCACCTACGGGGGCATCACCCGCACGGCCACGGGCAACACCTTCTGGGCTGGCAACAAGTTCACCAGTGTCGCCGCCAACAACACCCGGTCGGCATGGTCCACCTACCTTATTCAGGTGACGAAGCTGGCCGGGGGTGAAGTGCCCGACGCAGTCATCATGTCGCCCGGCGATTTCGCCGTTTTGGCCGCCCAATTCATTGGGGTCGAGCAGATCAACGTGTTCCCCGGTCGCAACTTCGATCTTGACACAACGATCCGCTCTGGGTTCCCCAACGTTAACATCAACGGCGTCCCCTTCTATCTGGACTACTACTGTCCAACCGGGACTGCCATCATGTTCAATTCCAAGTACACTGCTATGTACATCAGCGAGGATGCGCAGTGGGATTTCACTGGCTTCTATTCGTTGGTTCCCTTGGGGCAGCTAGCCTTGGTGGGCGTGGCCTACACGGGTTATAATGTCATCACCACCAAGCCGGTGAGTGGAGCGATCTTCACCGGCATCACCGGCGCACCGTTTTGAGGTAGTTTGAGATGATTGCTGGTCAGGGCATCGGCCTTCCATTCCCCCAGCCGGTAACTCCCGGCCTGCCGACCAACTTCGCGGTCCAGCCGCAGTCGAACTCAATCGCGCTGGCGGCCGGCAACGTCATTCTAGTACCGGCGGGTTGGTGGTACTACGACCTTGGATCGTTCTGCTGCCTCCAGTTCCTCGATCCAGTCACGGGCATGTGGCAGCCCACTTCGGTAGCCGCCACGGCCATTGCCCGGACAGGCATCGTCAACGGGGATGGAGCCAACATCCGCATCCTGAACCCGAAAGGCGTGCCCGTTTCGGGCAACGTCACCGGCGCCGGATCGGGTTATGTCCAGAGTTCGACCACCATCACGTCGAACCAGGGCGGGTCGCTGTGGCATGGCATCATCGGCGGTCAGATCAGCAACACTGTTACGATCGGTGCTGATCCCAAGGGCACGACTGGTGGAACCAACTTTACCTTCGCCCCGACGCTGGTCGCCACTGCCCCGCCTCCGATGCTTACGGGTCTGCCCTCCACGGCGACGGCGCTTGGTGGGGTGCCTGCCACGGCGACATGCACCGTGTCGGCTGGTGCGATCAACTCGGTGACGGTGGTTGCACAAGGTGCTGGCTACTCGACAGCCCCGACGTGGCAGGTCATCCCCCACCCTCAAGACCCAACGCTGGGTTCGATCACAATCCCGGTGCTGACTAGCACTTTGACCGGTGCGGGTACGCTGACGGCGGTCGTGTTGGACAACCCCGGCACTCCGCAGTCGTCCATCACTCTGACGGTGGCGGGTGCGGGAACGTCGGCGACGGCGACGGTGAACTTCGGCATCGCCACCGCGGCTAGTGATACGATCATCCTCCAAAGCATCGGCGCATGGGTCTGAGGATGGATGGCCTCACCGCTCCCCGGCTATCAGGCCCAAGTCCAATCACTGCTAGATGACTTCGGCGCCGTAGAATATACGGTCGCCAATCTAAACACGTACATCAACGACGCTCGCGTCCAAATCGCTGGTGCCTCGGAAAGTATCCGGGGCCAAGCGACCCTGTCGCTTGCCGCTGCCCAACAGTCAGCCCTATTTACGGCTGCCACTGGCCTCCCCACAGGTGTTGCTGGCCTTCTATCGGTCAGGATGGCTCGGGTGCAAGTCCTTGTGGGACCGCCAGCCGGGTGGCGTCGCATCGAAATGCGACCGTGGGAGTACTTCTTTACATTCCGGTTGTGCCAGATCATCAACAATCCTGGGCTGCCCACTATGGCGGCCCAGCTTAATCCTGGCATCGGGGGCTCGCTGTACTTCGATCCGGTACCAGATATGCCTTACACGATCGGCTTGGACAGCGTCCAGTATCCGATTGCGTTGACGGGCGCTCCCACAGAAATTGAACTGATCCCTGCGCCGTGGACTGAAGCCATCCAATACTACGCCGCCTATCTGGCCCTTCTAAACGCTCAACGCTACTCCGACGCAACGATGATGTTCGACCGCTACCAGTTGTTTGAGTGGCGGGCCACTCAGATGACCACGCCATCTCGGTTGCCCCGGCAGTATCCTGGTAATACTGGTGCTACTGGCGCTTCGGCCAATATGCCGCTGACGGGTCAGCCCGGTGGACAACGATGACCGACGCCCCCTACACTTACTACCTCAAAGAGGTCCAGCGACTGGTCGGGTATGACCAACATGAAGCCCTCTACAACATCGACGACCTGCTGGCGTTCATCAATACGGCCCGTGCGGAAGTGGCAGCTCAAGGTCAATGCATCCGCCTACTAACACCGTGTGCGGGGCAGGTGCTTCAGCTACAAGTAGTCACACCGGGTCATGGATACGTCAATCCGGTCGTGGCCATCTCGGCACCAGATGCGCCTAGCGGGGATCTACCGTTCCCCAGGGGAGCGCAGGCGCTAGGCACTGTCCAACAAGTGGGCGGTAGTCTAAGCAACGCCAGTGTGACATTCGGCGGTGCAGGCTATTTTCAACCCACTGTGACGGTAAGCGATAGTGCGGGTACTGGCGGCGCTTTGATAGCCACTATATCACCATCAAACACAACCGTATTTGGTCAGGAGACCTACTACTTCAAAAACATCGATCTAACTCCATTCCCCGGCATTCGAAGCATCCTATCAGTGCGAAGCGTTAGCTTCGTATGGAATAACTGGCAGTGGTCTCGTTCATCCGTTTCATTCAGCAAATACCAAGCCATGATCCGTCAATACGTGGCATCCTTCTATGCACCTCCTGTGTGGGTATGCCAGTTTGGGCAGGGTGTGGCAGGTAGTCTGAAGATGTACCCCTTGCCTGATCAACCATACCAAATGCAATGGGACTGTCTTTGCCTGCCCGTGGATTTGACTGATGAAACCATCTATGAAGCGATCCCCGAGCCTTGGACCAAAGCAGTGCCCTTCTACGCTGCTCACTTGGCGCTAATGAGCAGATCCGCGGAAGTGCCACAAATGCTCCCATTGGCTCAGACCTACTTCAACGACAGAACGGGCGGGTTGTTTCAAGTTCACATGCGTCGCGCTAGGGCATTCGCTCAGCCCGGCACGGTCAGCAGCTACTATGGTCGCGTGTGATGCACATAAATGACCTCCAGCGAGCATCCGAACTGGAGAAGGAGCTGAAGTTGTGGCTGGACGCTGAGATGCGAGCTGAGCCCCACGTCTTCAAGCAGGCCCGTCTTATGGTTGCGGACATGGCCCATGGCTATGCACCAGTCCCTGGCACTCCTGCCCAAAATACTGAAGTGGTCATCCAACTCACACCCGAGATAGTGCTTCCATTTATCAAGCAGCAAATCCAACGGGTGAAAGATACGTTGATAAAAATGGGGGTAGACCTCTGAGATGGCGCGCAGTACGTCTCTAGCAGCAGCGCCCCAGCCAACCCCTGGTCTTCCCGAGAATGCGGACGTAGTCGAGTTCGCAGGATGGGAGGGTATTGACACAAAACCGCCGCGGTCGGGTGTTGATCCTCAACACTGCGCGTGGTGCGACAACATGATGCCGATTGGCCCCAACAATCTGCGGGCCATGCCAGATATCGATGCTGCCGCGTATATTGCCCCCATGGGTCTGACAATCCTGGACTACGACTTCTTCGGCTTGCAGCCCGGTGGTGTCAACAATGGTCCATCGATTGTTGCGCTGCTGAGCGATGGTAGTGCGCAGGGGAAACTGATCAATCTCCCTCAAACGACCTATGCCATCGCGCCCGCTGGTACGTTTCCTACTGCCGCAGCGCACATCCCCGCTATGCGGCAGTATGGCACAGTCTACTTGTTGTTCACTTCCGACGCGGACAAGAACGACTACTGGATTTGGGATGGTGCGGTTCTGTATTCGGCGGGGACTATCGGACCCGAGGTTACGTTGCAGTCGCCGGGCACTGGTTACACCAGCCCACCCACTGTGGGAATTGTGGGGGGATCGGGCAGCGGCGCTACATTCACCGCGACTATCGCCAACGGCGGTGTCACTCTCGTAACCCCAAACTCAGCGGGTTCAGGGTGGGTCGCATCCGATGCGCCGAAAGCACTGTTGACATTCACAGGTGGTGGATCTGGAAGCAGCGCATACGGAACAGCGGTAGTCCAAAACGGCTGTATAACCGGCGCCTTCATCATTAACGGCGGCTCAGGGTTCACTTCCATCCCCACGATAGTTATCACTGATGCTACAGGAACCGGTGCTAGCATAATAGTGACCGGGATTAGTGGTGGAGTGATATCGCAATTGACGGTAGTGTCGCCGGGTCACGGTTACTCTAATCCCAGCATCGCCACATCTGGTGGTGGTGGTATGAACTTCCAGGGCGCCGCGACCGTCCAGAATGGCGTCATTACCTCGGTGACGATGACCGCGATTGGTAGCGGTTATGGTGCATCACCCCAAGTGATATTCCTGGCTGCGACAGGCTCTGGCGCAACAGGCACTGCTGTTCTCAGTGGCGCAGGCACCATAACATCCGTCTTGCTCGGGAACCAACCGCAAACATTCACCGGTGCAGGATACCCAACAGCGACCGGTGCGGTCACTGTAGGTTTCATCGCCACGAGTGGACCGGCCGCCGCGGTGATCCAACTCATGCCATTCGGTGTGAGCGGCAACACCGTCGAAGTCTATGAAAGCATCGTGTGGATCAGCACCACTTTCCAACGGGTGAAGACCTTCTTTAGCGCTCCCAACACGGTCAGTGACTTCGGTCCTCCGGATGGTGCCGGTGTATTCCCCGTTACCGACAGCATCCTCCGCTATCAGATTACCCGCCTACTCGAAAGCAATGGTTTCCTGTATCTAATAGGGGACAGTTCGGTCAATTACATCTCGGGAGTGCAGACCAGCGGTTCTCCTCCTATAACCACATTCAGCAACCTTAACATCGACCCCCAAATCGGCTCCCCATATCGGGATAGCTGTACCGTCTATAGCCGCGCCTTGGTCATGGTCAACTCCTTTGGGGTCCACGCCATATACGGTGGCGCGGTCCAGAAAATCTCGACTCCCCTGGACGGTGTATTCAACTCAGTAGGTGTGAACCAGTGGCTAAACGCGATGCCCCAGGGTCCACAGTCCGCGATCGCCACCATATTCGGTGTTCACGTTTACGCATTGTTGCTACCTATAATCGACCCGATCAGTGGCTCTCAGCGTAATGCCATATTTTTATGGGATGGCAAACGATGGTGGACAGCCACCCCAAGTGTCAGCTTGACGTTGATGAAAACTCTAGAATGGGGCAGCGACATCAACGCTTACGGGTCGGATGGCACAACAGTGTGGCCCCTCTTCGCCCAAACTACTCACTCAACGACAAAAACCCTTCAATCCCGCCTCGGCAGCGAGCCCACCATCCTTCAGGAAAAGAAGCCGCTCCAGATGTATGCCTTGTGGGCTGCTACCAATCACGTAGTCTCACTCAATTTCACCATCGATACCGAGTCAAGCTCCCAAGCAGTAACTCAGGGTCCATTCGCTAGCGCGCAGCAAGCTAGTCCTCTTACATATTGGGGCCGCTCCGTGGTACCTGACAGCTTGGGCTTCTGCATCGGTTTCACCATGACATCAACATCACCCGATTTTGTGTTGGTCAAGCACGAAATCCTCCAGCAAAACCCGCGAAGGCTAAAAGTGTGAGCGTCGCTCTGCTCTATAACATCCCTCGATCGCAAAGCGATCTGAACGAGTGGACGTTCTCCAATGCCGCTTCGCATCAACTCATTGTAGACGCCCTTCGAGCGAAGCGGAATGCTCGCCACTTGTCCGTTTACGTTCTGGACCCTCTACCGCAGACCGACTACGGGAGCTTCCTGCTCCGCCACCAGTTCATGCACAACCAAATGGACAACATCCTCCACATCGGGGGCAACGATTTCACCGGCATCAATTTCGACGACCCCTCAGAAGCCGAATTTATATGGTTTCTCCATGCAAATGAGCATATACTGGCTCACAAGAAGTTGGGGATAAATGGATAATGCCGTACACTGACCCCAAAGCGCGAATGGCAGTGGCTAGGGCCGGCAAGGTGGTGATTGAAGCCGCCAAGCCGCACGTCCACGTCAGAACTGTAGTATTGCCCCCGATGGGCCAGCAGCCAGTACTGAAATTGGCTCAGCCCCACCATGTAGATACAATCGTCGAGAACCCACTACTGTCAGCTTGGGAACCAATCACTTTCCAAAAGGAAACAAGAGCGATGTCAGGATTTGATGTAGGCGTGCGCCGGGTGGTTGAAGCGGAGATCGATCAGCTTATGGAATGGGGGCTGCCCCGGTTCCTGGCTCGGTATCCGCGGGCTCGCGCAGAGACGATCCGGCCGATGTTGATCATGGCGTGTCGCGGCGGCAAGTTGGCCTTCTTCCGCACCGATGATGCCTGCGCCTTGTTCACCGCGGAAGTGACCCCGTGGGAACCGGAACTGTTCGTCTACGAGACCTTCATGGTGTCCCGGATTTCGGTGCCCCGAGAGGTAACCCGCCTCTATAGGGCTGGCATGAAGTGGGCGATCGACATTGGTGCATGCGGCTTTCAGTATGGCTCCTCAACAGGGGTGGACATCCGGAAGTTCGCCGAGAAGGTCGGCCATGACGTGGCCGGCCAGTTCTTCGTCAAGCATCTCCGGCGTGATATGCAACTGCCGGAATTGGATGAGGCAGCATAATGTGTGGTGGTGGCGGTATCGGTGGTCTTTTAGGTGATGTTCTAGGAGGCATCGGCGGCGCAGTGTTGGCTCCAGTATTGGGGCCTCTGCCGCTAGCGCTTGACGTAGGTGTCGGTTCTGCCATCGGTGGAACTGTCGGCGGAATTGCATCGGGAGAGAAGCCCGGCCAAGCGCTTCTAGGCGGCATTGAAGCTGGTGGGCTTGCCGGAGTTGGCACAGGATTGGGCGAGTTGGCCGCTGGTCAGGGCTTCCTTGGCACCGCGAACCCGCTAGGCGGGATATTAGGAGGTACTACTGACACGGCGGCATTGGCGGCACCGGGGGGCGCATCGGATCTGTTGCTACCGGGTGCTGTTCCAGGCGGGCCAGCGGCGGTTGCGCCAGCATCGGCTGGGGCGGCAGGTGTCGGTGCTACAGTTGCTCCTCCAGTCGTCCCAGCCGCTGCGGTGGCTGCTCCAGGGCCAGGGACGGCTGCGGGGATCGGTGCAGGTGCCACGCCCGGTTCTTTGGCACCAAGCACAGGTGCTGCCAGCGCAGCGGAAAGCAGTGCCGCCATCCAGGGTGCATTGCCCACTGCCCCTACCCAGCTTGCAGCGACAGGCCCAGCAGCGTCAGGGGCGCCCGGTGGTACACTGACCCAAAGCCTTGGCACTGCCGCTCCTACCGGCACTGCCGGTACTGCTTTGACAACGCCGGGCGGAGGAGACTTCGCCACCGGTCTTGGATCAACAGGTCCAGGCGGTGGGTATCTGAACGCCAGCGGTGATTGGGTGCCGCTGTCAGCAGGTCCGGGTGGTGGTGGAGACGTGCCACCTAGCTCGGGTCTTTTCGGAGGCAGTACGGGACAGTTTTTGAAAGACTATGGGGGGCTCGGATTGGCAGGTGGTGGCCTGTTGATGTCGATGTTGATGAACAACAGCATCCCCTATGCTGGCCCACAGGCTGGCTCGGCTGCTTCGGGGCTTAGAACGGGTAATGCACTGATCGGCACTGGTCAACAAGAAGCGAACGCGCTCTTGACAGGCCAGTTGCCACCGGGTGCCCAAGCAGCAATCGATCAAGCCACCACCGCGGCCGAAGCTACCGTAGCAAGCAACTTCGCCGGTTTGGGGTTGTCGGGCAGTTCGATGCAAGACCAAGCAATCGCCGGTATCCAACAAGCTGCTGCTGCCCAAAAGTTCGCCGATCTGCAAGGGGTCGCCCAGACCGGGTTGTCGCAGATCAACGCTGGTCAAAACTCCATAAACGCGGCCAACCAAGTCTACTCCAACTTGATGAATACCCAGCTACAGCAAGACTACCTGACCCAACTGGCCATTGCTCGGATGTCTGCGGCGCTGGCTGGCGCGCCGATGGCAGCAGCATAGGAGACAGAATGATGGCAACCCGGAAGAAGACATCTAAGAAAGCGGTCAACGAGAAAGTCCGAAAGGGCGTGCATCAACATGAAGCGGAAATGCATGCCGGTAAGCCCAAGACCAAGCTGAAGTTGGGAAAGAAGCGTGGCACTTAATTACGTCCCTGGTAGCGATCAAGACCCAAACCAGCCCCCACTGCCACCAATTGGTGGGGGCGGGCCGCCGGGTGGGCCTCCTTTTCCACCGGTCTATCCGCAGTCGCCCGGTCCTGTAGCTCCTTTGGGTCCTATAACCCCTGGACAGCCGGGGTTTATGCCGCAAACGCCGCGGCCACAGATGCCCGAACCACCGCGCTCACCGATGCCAGCGGTCCCAAAACCGCCAAGTCCGATGGACGCATTTTACCAGAAAGTCGTCAACAAGAAGGAGAGTGGCAACAACCCCAACGCTTTGTACAAAGGGGGTGACAGTCGCACTTGGCCGAGTACGCCTGGGCCAGAAGGCAATTATGGTTTCCCGCAGTGGACCGGTGCGGAGGGGCCGGCAGGCATTTCCCATGCCGCTGATGAGGGGCAATGGCAGCCGAAAACATGGCATGACACCGTAATACGGTGGATGAAAGATAATCCTGGTCAGGGGATACCTGACTTCAGGAACCCTGATGACAGAAGGAAACTCCAACAATACAAAGATACCCATATTTATGGGACCGATAAGAATGGGCGTACGCTTCAGGAAGCGGTAGAGACTGGACAGGTTGATTTCAGCCGGTTAGCGCATGAGTACACGTCGCTGGCGTCGGCAGCGGATCACCAATCCACAATGGACCAAATCAAACAGGTCCAAGAAGCGGCGGGTCAGCGGGCCGACAATTTAAATGCGCAAGCTCGCGCTATCATGGAGCAGATCGGCAAGCAGGGTCAGAGCTTCGAAGAAGGAATGAAGCGGGTCCGGGAGGCCCAAGACAAGGCACAGCAGGCCCAAGATGAGGTAATGCAAGCGATAAAGAGTCCACCCCAAAATCCGCAACTCGACACGATCTCCAAATTGGGTAGTTTGGGCGTGGTTGTAGGCATTTTGGGCGGCCTTCTAACACGCTCCCCGATGCGTGCTTCTATCAACGCTGGCGCAGCCGCATTGGAGGCATACAACAGTGGCGACCAACGCAATTACAAGATCGCCTATGACAATTGGAAGACCCAAACTGATATGCTCTTTAAGATTGCCGAGATGCAACGGCAATCAGTGCACGATGTCCTGGTAGATGAGGAGATTTCCGATACTGAACGCAATCGACAACTGGATCTGACGTTGAGGGCAGCCGGATTGTCCGATCTGGCAGACCAAGCCCGCATCCATGGCTCGGAGTTCGTTGCCGATTGGGACGCTAAGATGCTGTCTGCCCAGGACGCCAGAGAACAAAGAATGGCGGCGATAGAGAATACCAACCAATGGAAGATGATCACACTACAAACCAACAATCAGAAGTTCGTTCAGTCGGGATGGGTACTCAAGCAAGATCCAAACCGATTGGATCAGGATGGCAAACCCACATTGTACTGGGAGAACCCCCGGCTAGGTCCTGGCGCTGCCGCTATGAATTACGACGGAACCCAACCATACACACCGGCTGGGTCTCAAAAGATCGGGACTGCGACCACGCAGAAGTATGGACCACCAACAATGGTGGCAGTGAAGGGACAAACCCAGCCTGTCGAGGCAGTGGCCGACCCAAATGGATTGGGATGGGTGAGTGCGGATGCGGAACATCGTCACTTGGACGTTACCGGAGTAATTCCGAAGAGTGGGGCACAGCAACCGTTAAGCGACAGGGAAATAGACCGCCTCGCCAATGCTATCATTAGATACGATGCACCTCCATACACAAGTTCACGAGGTGGCACGTCCGGCCAGAAGATCATGTCTCGGGTTTACGAGTTAGATCCCAATTACGACGCCACTCGATACAGCGCAAAACAGCGGGCCTCTTGGACGTTCTCATCGGGGCAACAAGGCAACCAAGCTCGAAAATTCTCGGTCGCGATTGACCACATGGATACTATGTTTGACGCGGCCATGGCATTGCACAATGGCGATGTCAGAGTCCTAAATGCCCTTAATCAATATGTAGCACGTGAGTTTGGTCACGAGGAACCTGTTGATTTTGAATTCGTCAAGTCAATCGCGTTGGCGGAGGTTGCCAGTGCTATTATCGGCACCACAGCGTTAGCCGATAGAACTGATTTGAGGGATAAGCTGGACAAGGCTAGTTCGCCGGAGGCCGTAGCAGGCGTTATGCGGGAGGCGAAGAAGCTTCTTGGCGGCCAATTGCGCAATATGAGAACCCAAGCTGTCGCCGCTGGTTTCTCTCCTCAACAGTTTGATGCCATGTTATCGCCTCGTGCCAAAAGGGAGATCGAAGGGGCCAACACTGCGCATATTTCCAGTAAAGAAGAGTATGACGCGCTTCCTGCCGGAACACCGTTCATCTGGGCACCTACAGGTAAGCCAGGAACCAAAAAAGGGGCGGCAGCGCCGACTCCGTGATGGCTGAGTGGCAACCACCTGCATCGGATTTCGACCAGCCACGACCCCAATCTAGCTGGCAGCCACCCGAAGCTGATTTCGATCGCCCCGAGAAAGAGCCGAAGAAGGACTTCGGCGGCGCTGGCTTCCTTCATGGACTAGCAGACCCTTTTATTGGGGGTGCCTCACTTGCTACCGACGTGGTCGGTCTTCACGGAGTTTCCAAGAAGATCAATGAGTACGAGAAGGTTCGCGAGGCACAATATCAAGCAGCCCGCAAGGCCGCCGGTCTACGGGGTATCGATTGGGATCGTATCGCAGGTAATGTCATCAATCCGATCAACATCCCATTGGGTATGCTAGGCGCGGGCAAGTTCGCCGCGCAAGGTGTGAAACCGGCCGCATCGTGGTTTGCTCGAAATATCAAGATACCAGCCCTGACGGGTGCAGGTGCGTCTACATTGCAGCCAGTAGAAGGTGAAGACCCTACAAAGGAGAGACTAAAGAATATCGCTGCTGGCGGTGTGCTAGGCGGCGCAGCAGGTCCTATTGCCAATGCCACTGCGCAACCAGGAGCGCTTGCTATCAACGCGGTGAAAAACGCTTTGGGCTTACCGGCGATCGAGAAGGTGGAAAAATCAATACGAAAGGCCCATGATGCTCTCATAAAAGCAGCCCAATCCGATCTTGAAGCGGGCAAACACCTGACAGCGGAAGACATGATGAAGCGGGTGGCCAAAGCCCGCGCTAAAGGTGTCCCTCTGGTAGTGCAAGACATAGCCGGTCCAGCGGTCCAGGGGTTAGGCCAGCAGGCGGTTAAGAGCGGACTTAAGCCGTACCTGACCGCGCATGACGTACTGACCAGTCGTGATCAGCGGACCGACTCACGAGTAATGATGCTTATTGGCAACCAGTTGAAGCGCGGCCAGTCAACATACGACACAATAGAAGTCCTTAAAAGGGCTCGCGTGGAAGCGGCGCGTCCCTTCTATCAAGAGGCCGAGAAGCTGGAAGGTCTTTGGTCTCCTGAATTGGAACAATTCTTCCGCGACCCAGACATTCGCCGGTACTTCGCTAAAGCTATCGACGACCAAAACAAGGGCATACTGCACGGAGAAATGCCTTATGAGCCCGGAGAAATGGTCAAGGTGCGGACTAACAACAACGGGACAGTAGAAGCATATGTAGACGCACCCGCGAACCTCCGCACATTGGACTTAGTAAAGAGAGGGATGGATCACTTCATAAGTGATCACAGGGACATCACTGGCAAGATGGATTACATGGGCTCCAGGATGTCCAAAGTTAGAGAAGCGTATATTGCTGAAGTTGATAATCTCGTTGCTAAGACGGACCACCCGGATGTCTATAAAAAGGCGCGGGACGCGTGGGCGGGTCCATCAGCGGCGATTGATGCCGTTAAGTGGGGGGAGAAAGCATTCGAGAGAGAGCCATCCGAAAACGCTGGGGAGTTCGCGAAGCTGTCACAGAACGATAAAGAATTCGCTCGATTGGGTCTCGCTAATCTCATGAGAGACCGCCTATCAATGGTGGGGTTCAAAGCTAAAGAGATAGAAGGCATTCTTGATAACCCCAAAATGAGAAAGCAGATGGCGCCATTCTTTGAGAATGAAACGAAATATCGCGAGTTCGTCAAAGGTGTCATGGCCGAACATAATATGGCTGAGACTTTCAAAAGTTCGCTCGGTGGAGCTATACCCACCAACGCAGTCGACCAAGCATCAGCAAACCAGATGATAGCGAATGCTGCTGCCGCGGCCGCCCACTTCGCCCACAAGTCCATGTTCTGGGGATATTTGAATTTGGCTCGGCTTTGGAGTTCTATGGGAGAAGCAGGCAAGAAGAAGGCTGAGCCAGTATACGAAGAAATTGCTAAGCAGTTGTTCGGTGCCCGTCCCAACATTAGGCAGTTCCCTCGTGTCGTGGCTCCGAATGTCGCTCCCTATGCTGGGACAGCAGCAGGGACTACCGCACCACAGGTAAGGGCCAATATGCCGACCCTATGATATACATGCAAACATCATTATATATGTGGGTGTCGCTAGAGATAATAAGTGTGGTAGAGCGGGCGTTATGCCCCGGCGCCCCGTCAGCGACGTTCTCCTGATCGAACTGGACAAGCTTGCTCTCAAGTTGGTCAAAGAAGCCGGCACTGTCGGCACAAATGTCCGTGATCGGACCAACGCTCTCAAGGTAGTATCGGGGTGGTACGGCATCAGTCGCAAGGGGCAGAAGCCCAGCGATGGTGCCACCAATGCTTGGGACGCCTACCGAGAAAGCCAAACCATAAATGGAGAGGACGAAGATGCCTCGCCGGACTAGTGTGGGCAACATCAGGCTCATCGAAGAGCGGCCCGTGGGAGATGATCGTGCGGTGGAGGATGCTTTCCCCGGACCATCCCCTGTAAGCGATCCACAACTCGCCTCCGACATCCTGGAAATCCTCCGAAAGCACAACGAGCGGGTCGCTGGCGATATTCAGCGAGTGCAAGAAACAGCAGGGGCTGCTGCACAAAGCGTAGCTGCTGTAACAGATCGGGTAGAAGCGGTCGCGGCCGAGACAGTAAAATTGCGGAACGCGGCCACTGCTACCGGCGAAGCCATGACCCAACTCGCCGCCTCCGTTGCGATGAAGCCGAAGGCAGAGGCGCAGCTTCGCCAAGTGGTGGCCACTCTATTCCTACTGGCCGCCCGCGCTCTAGAGACTTCCCTGAAATGGCTCGCGCAGGCGGTCCTTTTTATCGTGGAGCGAGCGCCAGCGCTTGGTTCGCTGGCAGCAGCCGCGTGGTTGTGGAACCGGGCGCTGCCCGATCCGCATGTGTTGCAATTGGTGCTTTTGGGCCTGTGGCTACCGATTGTGGTGGTCACATTCATGTTTGGAAGGAAGCAGTGATGGCGAAGAAGGTACAGAAGAAGTCGAAGACACGGGTGAAGTCGCCGAAATTGGCTAGGCCCACTCCCCGCAAAGCGAGTGGTATTCCCAGCGGCCGGCTTCAGAACAAGGGATAGTCATGAACCGGTATGCCATCGCCCTCGCTGCTTTGCTGGCGATCCCGATTGCCGCCAAGGCGCAAGTCCAATTCGGCATTACGATCGCTCCGCCAGCACCCTATTACGAGGTCGTTCCGGCGCCGCGGCCTGGTTGGGGATGGGCACCGGGATATTGGGCTTGGGGCGGCAACGCCTACGTTTGGCACCGTGGCTACTGGCAGCCAAACCGGCCAGGGTTCCGCTGGGTCGGGCCTGCTTGGCGGCATCGTGAGGGCAGGTGGTTTTGGGCACCTGGACGTTGGGCGCACTAAATGGCTGCCAAGAAGCCCCGGACCAAGCGGGGCAAGCAGGAAAAGGTCCACCAAGTCATGCACGAGTTCAAGCATGGTCAATTGCATAGCGGCAGTAAGAGTGGACCGAAGGTCAAGAGTCGGAAGCAGGCCATCGCCATTGCGATGAACCAAAGTGGTCAAAGCAGAGGAAGACACCAATGAGACGTAGACGCAGCCGGCGCGGCCGGAGGTATTGATGTCGAAGCAGGATGCCAGCGCTGACTTCGAGCGCCAGTCCCGGAATACGAAGGGGCGGACCAAGAGCACTCGCCGCCGAAAATCCGCGAAACTATCTACACCAAAACATCGTAGTTATGGATCGGGCATGGGCGCCCGGCAGGGTTACGGAGGTTACTGATGAAGCGTTTTCTGCTTGCTTTGCTGCTGGTGCTCGCCCCGGTGACGGCGTGGGCCGGCTGTAGTGTTGGCGTCCCTGGCACCGGGAAGATCGTCACCGGAACTTCATACACCATTGGGCAGCTTGACGGTTGTAACGGGCTTGTGTTCACGTCCGGCTCGTCCATTGCTGTGTCGCTACCCGCGCCAGGAACTCAAGGTGGCTTCCAGCAGGACTTCAACGTCTTTGTGTATGCACAAGGCGCCGGGGCGGTCACTGTCACACCTTCTGCTCCCGTAGTTGGCGGTGGTGCTGCTCCAACCATCAATGGCGGTTCGACGCTGGTTATTAACGGTGGGTCGGCGGCGCAGATCCGCCAGGACAGCGCCGGCAACTGGATTGGGCTGTACAGCAAGGCCAGCGGTAGCTCGGGTACGACCCCTGTGGCCAACGGTGGCACCGGCCTTACGTCAGGTACGTCGGGTGGCATCCTGGGGTTCACCGCGTCCGGCACGATCGCATCCTCGGCCGCCCTGACCCTCAACGGCTTCGTCATTGGTGGTGGCGCGGGTGCGACCCCCACGGCTCTTGCGGCATGCACTGCCGGCCAACTCGCGTATGGCAGTGCCGGGGCACCAGCATGTGGAACGCCTGCTTTCGCGATGACCAAGCCATCCAACCAATCCGGCATCTCGGGTGCTACCGGTGCGGCGGTGATGTTGGGTCTAGGTGGTGCCACCAATCCAGCCACATTGACGCCGGTCGTGACGGGGCGTGTTGCGTACTCTATCACCGGCACTGTCAACGTTGGCACTTCTGGCAGCGGTGTCACTTTGACATGCAGTCATGGCACCGGTACGGCTCCTGCCAATAATGCCGCTTTGACTGGCACCCAAGATGGGGCTGGCGTCCAGTTCATCAACGCCGCGTCCACCACCGAGAAAGTGCCTTTCGTGTGCGAAGGCGTTATCAGTGGTTTGACCTTGAGCACCGCTGTTTGGTTCGATCTATCGGTGCAGAATATCACCAGCGGCACGGCGACGATCACGACTGCCACCTTCGCAGCCAACGAGTTCTAGGATGCGCTATCGTTTACTGGCGTTTGTTCTTGCGCTCTTGGTGTCGGTAGGTGCTAGGGCGCAGACTAACCAGCCTGTCTTCCAGTCGGGCAACATCACCTACCACCATGGAGCGGCGTGGCTCTTCAATGGTGCGATTGGGGATGCCGAGGCGCAGGGTGGGTTCTCTCAGCTTACGCTGACCAACACCGGGACGCCCCTTTGCATCAACGATGCCCTGATTTCGGCGCCCGGCGGCTTCCACCAACTCTGTTTTGGTGCCAACTCGCTGGGCGGTGCGCTAGAGACGTTCAACGCCTACAGCGGCGCCAGCGCGCTCCCCTACAACCGGTACATCAACAACACGCAGATTGAGAGCAGCACAGCCAGCGGTGTTGGACTGCTCGGTATCCCCACGGCGCCAGCACCCGGATTGGGTGCTCCATCGAATGAAATCGCCACGGTGGGATATGTCACGACCCAAATCGGCGGTGGTGCTGTAGCCACTATCCCGTATCTCAGCACGAACGCGGCGCTCATGGCGCTATCCACGGTGACAACCACCCGTGCTATGCGGTGTGGGGTTCGGGCGGCTGGTGACAGCCCATGTACCATGTTTCTATCATCGGGCAGCGCCTGCTCGATCATAGGTGGCGATGTCGGCTCCCAAGTTCCCAGCGCCGATAGCAAGTGTTGGATCGCCGCTCCCCGCTCCATCATGGACCCCCGTGCATGGGGTGCTTACGGCGACGTAACCTCGTTCAGTGCTGTCGCCAACATCAGTAGTGGCAACTGCAATATCAACGTCCCCTCGGCTACATTCACTTCCGGCGACGTTGGCAAGAACATAACCATCACCGATGCTATCACTGGCGCGGCAAATGGCTTGCCCTACGTAGGCACCATCTCAGCATTCACAGATGCCGCCGATATAACCGTATCTTTGCCGTGCCCCACATTCTCCACTGCCATATCGCAAACGTTGTGGTATGGGCATGACGACGCCGCCGCGCTTAATTCTACTATCTCCTACGCAGCTTCGGTAAATGGGAGTGGTGACAAAGGGCTGACTGAGGTCAACGGCGCTGGTCTCATCTATGGTGCTTGCTCGTCCCCGGTCAAGGTGCTCAGCGTTGTTTTAGCCAACACCAACATCACCGCGCTCTGTTATGCTAACATGCCTTTGGCCAACCACGGCCTTGTGGATTTGGTGACGCCTACCGCATCTGGTTCTTCCTACGATCGCTTCGATGGTGCCGATCTGCCTATCAATGTGTGGTATGTGAGTGTCAACGGGACCACACGCTGGCACCACATGCGGGTGAATAATTGGATGGGCACCAATGCCACTCCCAATGCCACCTTCACCGCCGCTGCGTCGAATACGCAAGCGACGATCACCGCCTCGATCGCATCTTGTAGCGGCTCGGCCCCGTTCATCTGCACCATGACAGTTACCGCGACAAACGCATCCATCTATCCGGGCGATAGCCTTGTCGGCGCCGGCATACCCGCAGGCACCTACATCCAATCTGTGGGTGGGTCGGTGAACAGTGGGGTGACCGCATTCAATACTGGCACCTACACGGTCCAGAACTACACCACCACGCCAGCAGTCGGCTCGGAATCTATCACGGTAGTGGGCCTTGATCTGACAGTATCGGGTGGCTGCAACAACATCAACACCAACGTCGGCTTGATATCGAGGGGCAATTCTCCAAACGTCCTCGACCGGACTGTGATTGTGGGGTGCAACACCACCACCAACAAATATGTGCTCAACAAGGCGCCACCCACCAGCTTCTCAGGAGCAACGCTAAACTTCTTCATGGACTCCAACGGTATCAAAACAAGCGACACGAACTGCGGTTTGCATCTTACGGACAGCCAGATCAAAGCAGACGACAACTACCCCGCGGCCGGCAATCACTATGGGGCAGCTATCTATCATGGCTGTTCCGGCCAATCCTATTTCGTGGACAACGTATGGAACGGCGGGATCGCACCGATTATGGCCGATCCAAACTCGGCCGCATTCTACTTCGGCGGCCCTGACAGCGCCTTCTTCAACAACTTCCCGGTCGGCAGTGGGGAGCTAAACGTCGCCTCGGCGATCATGATGGATGCGTCGGACAAAACAATCTTCACCAACTACGCTGGCGCGATGGGACAATTTGAGTTCTTCAACGTCAACGAAACCAACCCCAACTTTCAACTCATCAGTATCCCCCTGGGCAACAACTCCAACCAAGGCTTCTATGCGCCCAACAATATGATTTGGGCCTACACGGAAGTCGTCACTACAAGTACCAATCGTATAGGCATTGCACCATTCTCCCAGGGAACCAACTCAAGTCCTGTCAATGCGCTTGCGTTTACCGCAGGTGGTACCGGCTCGTGGAAAGAGTTTACACTGCAACAGCTGGCGACAATTTCGTTGAGCGATAATCCGGCGTTGTGTAACAACACCCAACACCCATGCTTGTTTCCGCAGGGGTTCAACCTCGCTACTGGTGGGCTCTACGAAGCCGAGTGGCCGGTGATGGGATTGGCGGCCAACTACACCTTCGCAGAGACCGACGCCGGGACCGACTTCGACATTACCGTTAACAGCGTCACACTGACGATCCCAAGCACTATTTGCAGCAATGTGTCGCAAGCATTCAACAACACAGCGTGGCGAGTGCGTTTTACAGAGAGAAACGCGGTTAGTGGAGCGTCACTGACATGGGGTGGCAACCCAACGGTGTATCAATCCGGTCAGACCATCACATCACCATTTACCCCAATAATGAACCACCAATATGAATTGGACTGCTATCGGAACGCTACCGGGACGGCTCCATTCCTTTATTTGGTTGATCTGCAAGGTAGCGGCCAGTTCACCGCCAGTTTGACCCCGAGCGCGCCGGCCGCAGGGCAGGTCGTTGTAGGTGGTGGGGGCAGCTTGCCCGCAACTGCTGCCAACAATGAGGGTGTGATTGGGTCTAGCACGACCGGCGGCTTATTGATGGCCGGTTCAGGTTCCTCAACGGACATCAAGCTGGCCAACAACGCGGGCACCGCTGTCTTCCAGATCCCGACTGGCACCACAAACGTCCAGGCGCCAGCCCTCTCGACCGGGACCAACGCGGACTTCTTGTGCCTTTCGGCGAGCGGCGTTTTCCTCATCCAAACAAGTGCGTGTACGATCTCCAGTTTGCGCTTCAAGGACCTACTTCCCAACCCATTCACCCCTCAAAACGACTTACAGCAGGTGCGCGCCATCCAACCCGCCTTCTTCAAGATGAAAGATCGCGAGAAGCCAAATGCGGATTGGAACTTCAACAAACCGCAATATGGGCTCACCGCGGAGAACGTGGCGCATGACATGCCTGAGTGTGCCATCTACGAGCAAGACGGCAAGACACCCAAGAGCTATCGGCAAGAATGCGTCATCGCGAAGCTGATCGGCGCTGTTCAGGCACTCACAAAGGAACTCCAGAAGTGATGCGATTTCTAGCGCCTTTCCTGTGTTTGCTGAGCTTCATGGGCGTCGCCCAGGCCCAGAGCTTTGTGGCACCTGGGCCTACTGTAATGGGCGCCCCGTACTTGACCATACCGCTTGGTTATCAACAGATGACCTCGCTGGCTACTGCAACTCCGCTGCCCAGCATCCCCTCCAACGCCATCTATGCGGTGGTTCTTTGCACCGGGCAGATGGTGAACTGGAGGGATGACGGTACAGCGCCCACGGCTTCGATCGGGATGCCGCTGAACACCAACACCCAAATCGTCTTCGCGGAGAAGCCGCTATCGGTGGTCCAGATAATACAAGCGACTGCCTCTGCAACCTGCAACGTTTCATACTACAAATGATGGTGAAACGTATCCTCGTCTTCGTCCTGGTGTGGATGTTTTGCGTCCATGCACAGGCCCAATTCCTCGGCGGCGGGTTATTCAGTGGTGGTGGGGGTGGTGGCGGTGGGGGCGGCGGAGTAGCCGGTGTTAGCAGTGTGACCGGGACATCTGGTCAAGTCACAGCTGTCCCCACATCGGGCAATGTGATCCTCAGCCTACCCACCACAATAACCCAAAACACCAATTTCAGCACCGGTTTGTCGTCGCCCAACGTGGCGTTCACCGGCGGGACGATCACCGGTCTTGCCGCGCCGACCAACGCCAGTGACGCAGCAACCAAAAGCTATGTGGACAGTGTTGGTACTGTCACCACAACATGGCATGCGGCTGTTATGGCGGCGACGGCCGCTGTGTTGCCCAACAGCCCAACCTATGTCAATGGTTCTGGTCCACCATTCGCATCGACCCTAACTGCGAACGTCAACAACACCGCTTTGGTAGTGGACGGCATCACTGTAAATACGGCGGGCCAACGCGTATTGGTGCAAAATCAGGCGGCGCCGGCGCAAAACGGGATTTACAGTCTCACCCAGATCACGGGAGCTTCACAGCCGTGGATTTTGACCCGCGCTACTGACTTCCAAACTGCTACGTCCGGTGGCATAGCCATCGGTGCAGCTGTGTTGAACACTGGCGCGGGCACCGCGAACGCGGCCGGAACTCAATTCTGGATGAACCAGAGTGCAGTCATCACGGTCGGCACCACTGCAATCACATGGGTTCAGATTGGTCAGGCAGCATTCACAGCCAATTGTGGGATCACATTAACCGGTTCCAACTTCGCTTTAACATCCATCGCAGCAAATAGTGTTCTTGCGAATACTTCAGGTATCTCGACGTGTCCGAGCGCGGCCCTTGCCTATGGCCTAACGGGCGCTAACAAGCTGCTCCAGTTGACCGCAGGTGGGCTCGTAACATCAACGGTTTTGCCCAATCCAAGCGCTAGCACCCTTGGTGGTGTCGAGTCCCTGGCGTTGACCACGTCCCAGTGGATCAACTCGATCTCGACCTCGGGGGTGCCGGTCGCGAGCCAGCCTGCATTCACTGACATCTCGGGTCAAGCCACGCTCGCTCAATTCCCCAACATCGCTACCAACACGGTCCTCGGTCGAGTCGCTGCCGGTACAGGAGTGCCATCAGCCCTCACAACGACCCAACTCACGACTTTGTGCCAGACCTTTACTTCGACCCTTTCCGGCTGTGTCCCATCACCGGGTGCGACGCCAACCCTCTTCCTCCGCTCGGATGATACGTGGGTTACTGGTGTGTCGACGCCAGTCTTTGTATGCACAGCAGTAGGCGGGGCCTCATACACACTGGTCTACACCGGCTCAACCCAATGCACGGCGAGTGGCAGTGATAACAACGGTATCATCCCGGTCACTGGTGGGGGGACGATCACTATCAATCAAAGCTCGCCCACCTATTTCCCGGCCGGTTCAGCAGTCACCATCCAAGTCCCGGTCTCGGGTTCTTCTGCCTCTGCGACCATTGCGCTTGGTGCTGGCGCCACCTGGGGAACTCAGGGAACCTCTCCGATCACTGCCAGCAACACAGTCATCGTACTGCCTGGCGCTTCGGTCCAAATCTTCACTGACGGTTCGGGCAACTACGTCCCGATCCTAGCACCGCCGTCCGCGGTTGCCGTGGGTGCCGCGATCACCGGAAACGTGACGATCACCTCCGGGAACTGGCCTACCTACGCCCAGCAGATCGTCCCCGTTCAGGCTCCGGCCGGCGGCGCTTCAATAACCCTGCCATCCAGCGGCCCTGTTATCAACACCCCGTTCGCGTTCGCATCCCAAGGCCCCGGCCTGATGTCCATCTGCGGCCCCGCCGCTGGGTCGCTCCTCGGAGTGCCGCTGAGCACGACGGCACTCTCGGTATCCCCCTGTTACACTGCCCACGACAACCAAGAAACGGATTGGGTAGAAGTCTCAGCCACCAGCCCGCAGACATACATCATTCTGCCTTCGCTGAATGCTAACGCAGCGTGCAATCCAGTCGTTATCACTGCCGCCAACAACAAAATTAGCGACCCGATTATAAACGCCAACTGGACTGTCCTTGGCGGGACCAAGACAATAAGTAGCCAATGGGACCCGTCGTGCAACACAAACGGTACGACATTCGTCGAAGCATCGGGTTCCGCCAATAATGCCATCAAAGATGGGACAACAAGCGTCTCGAATGCGACCGCTTACGCGAGTTACCTTTGTGCCCCTCTTACGGGCAATCGCCAATGTGGGATCGTCATTCAAGACAATGCACAGTCGCAAGCAGCCAACATGGTCATCGATGCCAACACAGGGGCTATAACCCAAGCGGCGGTGATCACAGGCGGGGCACCAACCTTCAGCGGCCTCACCGGAACCTCTACTCGATATGGCGGTTGGTGGAAGTTAAGCCTTACCTGGAGCTATGGGAAAGCAGACGCGTCGGGCGCTGTTTTCAATATCGCTCTGGCGACGGGTAACACTTCTGTCTACACAGGCGATGGCGTCAGCGGGATCAAAGTTTCTCTGCCGTGCTTCAGCCAAACCGCCGGGGTGTGCTGATGCGACGATGGATAGTCGTAGCGAGCGCTCTGCTTTGTCTCACGTATCATCATGCTCTAGCGATATCCATCTATGCCTATATTGGCCATGTCGGTGCTTCGCCCTCTTCATTGGCGTTGAGCTTAAGCCCAACAAGCGTGAACTTCGGCAATCAAGCCATTAACACCAGCAGCGCCGTCCAGAACGTCACCGCGACAAATGTCGGGACGATGGCCTACTCGATCCCGACCATCAGCATCACCGGGACAAACGCGGCTGATTTCAGTCAAACCAACACATGTCCAACTTCACTTGCGGTGGGTGCTCATTGCGCTGTCTCGGTCACGTTTACACCGAGTGCGACAGGGTCCCGGACGGCGACGCTTTCGGTCCCTACCAGCAGCGCCAATACCGCCTCGCTCAGCGGGACTGGCACTAATCCCAGTGGCGTTACGGTGGCCTTTACCTCGGACAATGCGGCCAAGGCTGATGGTAGTCTGGCTGACACGCTTTCATCGCTAGCTTTCCCTTATGCGATCGCCGGCTCAGCTAGTGCGCCCAAAGCGACAAGCGAACCCGAACGGGTGATGGTCTACAATAAAAATGGGGGCAGCCTAACGTTCTCGTCGATCACTTATTCCGGCACCAACGCGGGTGACTTTTCCACTGCTACTACGAATTGCAGTGGCGTACTCGCAAACAATTCAGGATGCTATATTTGGATCATCTTCTCGCCGTCGACAACCGGCTCCGAAAGCGCCAATTTGAATGTCGCCTTCACCGCTGGATCGGCTCCGGCGTTCTCGTTGTCGGGCACCGGACAAAGCGGGACGATTGTTAGTGCCACGTGTGCAAGCATTGCGGCCTTGCCAGCCGGCCCCTTCGGCGTACCAATCCTCGCCGCGAACACGACCTATGTGCTTCCGACCACAACCTGCAACCAAATGATCTTCTCGCCTGGTATCGGTAACTCGTCTAGCAACACCGTGCTGCAAGGGAACTGTGCGAGTCCCAACGGAGCTAACACCATCTTCGACGGGCAAAATGCGCAGAACCAAATATTCCCCGATGGTGCTTCTGTCTCAAACATAACGCTGAATTTCACCATCCGCTGCATCACGGTCAAGCGGTATGGGTACAATGGCAATTGCCCTGCCGTTAACAATCGCGCTCCGCAGACAGTAGAATTTAACACAAACACCGGATGGGTGATTACCGGGTCGACCATTGGGCCTAGTTGTGGCATTGGGATTGGTCTACACGGCGGTTCGCAAACGCTCAGCAATGATCTAGTGACAGGCAACTCGTTTGAAGGACTGTCACCCCAAGGTGCCTCTGGCACTCAAACTTTAAATGGGATGGAATTTACGGGCAATTCGCAGTTTCAAGACGGGTCGACTGACTGCAATGTAGCGGGTGGCGGCGGCAATTGCGCATCATATAAGATGGCTGGAGCAGCTTCGCTCGTCGAAACCGGTGGCTACCATCACGATCAATTGGGATATGCCGCCGCGACATGGGCAGATGTGTTCTCTGGTAATTTCACCGTCACTGGCGACACTATGATAAATATCGGTTCGTCCTGCATTCGTTATGAGACGGTAACTAACCCTGGAACGTTCACTCATAATGTTTGTATCGCACCCGGCCATGGCAGCCTTGCCCCATACCAGGGTGCGATTATCGGCGACTGTGGTCATGCGATGACTGCCAATAACAACTACGTCACAGAGAACCTCGGCTTTCCCGCGATCGGCACGGGCGATGATCAACGGGGTGGGTTTGGTGGGGCTGGCGATGACTGTGGCGGCCATTCATATACCTACTCAGGAACAGGCAACACGGTGGTGGTGCTCACTACCGGGGGCGCATTCGCAGGCGGGTGGCGGTACGGAGCAGGCTGTATAAATGGCTCACTGGGCGGCAACAATTGCAACCCAACTACTACATTGACCAGCTACTCCTCCACCAACAATTCGTTCTACACCGTCAATGGAGCGTCGCAAGCGTTCATCGTCCAGGACATGCACAATTCACCGATTACGTTGGCCGCAGCGCAGGGCGCAGGGGAAGAGTCGGGCTCGACCGTCGCGAGTGGAACGCCGACCCAAGCTCCTAGTGGCTGCACCGGGGACGGCACCTTCGGTATCGGCTGCAAAGGGAGTGGGATGTGAACGAAACGTACCGGTCCTACGCGCTGTCGTCGCTGATGGTGGCAGCAGTGTGGGCTACCGCATTTGTTCCTGTTGTACCACCGGGCTTGCGTCCCTATCTTGAAGCGGTGTCAACAGCACTAACAGGGACCGCGACCCTATTCCACGTTGTGATCCCTAAATTGGGAGACCAGAATGGACCCAGCACACGCAGCGGCCTTGGCGGCCCTCCAGGGTCATAGCCTTTTCCAGCATTGCATGGCCGTTTATAACGGCAAAGAAGACATCGAAACCTTGATGCAGTTTTGCCGGTTTGTCTTGGGTTGGTGGGCCGACCAAATTCGGCCGGTGGTGCAGCTATGCCAACCTATTTGAAGTATCTCGGATTTGCGGCAGTTTGGGCGATGGCATTGCCGCCCCTCGCGGTCGCTCATCCGAAGGATGCCCCCAACGCGGCGTGGTTCAACAGCCTTCAGAACTCGATAGGGCAAAGCTGCTGTGGCATCGCCGATTGCCACGCGGTCGACTCGAAGAGCCCTGGCCATGGGCTCGATCTTGATGGCTGGTGGGTCTACATCTCCAAGACGGAGTTCGGTGACCAAGCCCCGGACAAGTGGCTCCGGGTACCTGATAAGCAGGTGATCCCCGATACCAGTGACCAACCGAGACCGCTGGATGCGGTGGCATGCTGGTTTCCGCGGAACCCCTTCGGGACTTCCTACGGCCCCTACGGTGGGGTGCAATCGACACCCGATGGCATGATCTTGTGCTTCCGACCGCCGAGGGCGCAGGGATGATGCGCCGCGGGGGTAGGCCGGCAATCCCGACCAAAGAATGCCCGACATGTCACAAGACATTTCACCCTAAGAAACGTGCAGGTGAATGCTGTTCTCTTCGCTGCGCCGGCCTACTGCGCCAAGAGAGAATACACGAAGGTCTCGTGCCAAAAGAAGATCGAAACCGCGATCATAGACGATACGTTTCCCCATCCGATATTCCACCACCCGCCGTGCCGGTCTACGAAGACGCGGACGTGCCTTTTGTTCCGATCAAGCGGATGGATCAACCAAGCGTGTATGAAATGCGGAGGAACATGGCAAGAGGAAATACGGACTTTTCCAGATGAAATACTCGCGATGGTTCAAGGTAGTTGTTGCCCTGTTGGGACTAAGCATCCCACCTGCATCAGCACAGTGGGAAGGCAGTGGTATTGGCATTAGTGGTGGGAGCGGGGGTGGTGGCGGGAGCGGTAGCGGCACTGTTCAAAGCGGATCATCGCCGGCGGTAGCTCAATACCAGGGTGCCACTACGACCACGGTTGGGCCTGCGACTGTCTCGGGAGATGCTACGCTGGCGGCTGGTGGGGCGTTGACGATCACCAAGATAAGTGGGGTTACTTTAACGCTTGGTGGCCCCATTACACTTCCGGCTGCACCGGCATCGACGCAATGTCTTCATATCTCGAACGCCGGTGCGGTTACGGCGACGGGAAGCGACTGCGCCGGAGCAACTTACGTGACATATGTCGGGACTGCGTCCGGGACGAATACCTATACACTTTCGCCGTCGCCGTCAGGATATTCGCTTGTTAACCAGTATGTCATTGCTGCGACGTTTGCTAATACAAATACAGGAGCGTCTACGCTTAACGTTAATTCGACCGGTGCATTGCCTGTGGTTACTAATACCGCTTCTGGCCTCACGGCGCTGATTGGCGGGGAGATCATCGGCGGACTGGAGTATTATGTCAGCTATTCGACGAGTGCCGCTACCGCTTGCGCGAGTTCGTGTTATGTGCTGGCGACTGTTCCACAAACGGCTGTTGTTGCGGGAACGACACAGACCGTGTCTGCCACACAGTGGTCGACATGCGCCATTTTCGAAGTCACGACCAGCAGTCAAACTCTGACATTGCCAGTTTCGAGTGGCCTGTCTACAAATGGATGTATAGTCGTCAACACGATTGGACAATCGATGACGCTAACGCCGAATGCTGCTGACGCGATAAATGGCGGGTCTGCTGGCGCTAGCGTAACAATAGCTTCGGGATTTCTGGCGCTTGTTAACAAGTCATCGGCCGGCAATTTGTCAGTCTCACCGAATCCGGCGCTCATTGCTGCTGGGTCATGCACTTCCTGCAACCTCACCTACGATGCGGCTGGCCGAGTGACTGTGGCTGCTACTGGCGCTGCCGTGGGAGCAACCAGCGGCTATATATCGGGCGACTGGTACGGGATGTGGCCGCATGCGGGGTTGAACACAACGCAAGGGCAAAACACGACGGAAATCTATTGTTCGCCAAATACGATCTACGCTGCGGTACACATCGATTCGCTTGGTCTTAATATAGAAACTGGACAAGCGGCTTCTAATGCGCAATTGGCTATATATAATTCTGGAACCAACGGCTTGCCATCTACGCTTATTGGTTCTACGGGCAATATAGCTACTACGTCGACGGCAACGGTGACTGGAAGCATAACTGGTGGTCCATTTGCGCTTACGCCAGGTAATTATTGGTTTTGTGCGATAACCAACAACGGCTCTACTGTAGCTGATGGACAGATCCCGCCCACTCAAAATCTTGGTTACCAGCCTTTAGAAAGCGTAAACACAACGGCCGCGTCGTTCTATACTAATCGCAATGCAACAAATGGATTTATCGGGTATATGGGGCAAACGTTTGGCACATGGCCTAATCTTAGTGGCGCGTCAATTACAGCAGCTCCGGCTATGTGGGATATTACATGGCATATATCGTCGATACCGTGAGGCATATAATGAAAATGCGTTATATTGCATTCTGTGCAGTGCTGGTGCTATTGTCGATAGCGCAGGCTCATCCATTTAGACATCACGGCGGCGGAGGCGCTGGCGGAATTCTATCTACGCAGTTATCGGGGACGACGGTTCAATTCGCGGCTTCGGCACCCTATTACGTAGGGACCTTAACCACCAACATGTCGCCAGCGACTCCGACATTTAACAATTTAACAAGCCCAACATATACGCTAGTGGCGTCTGGAGGAGGTTGCTCCGGCGGGGATACGACACATTTCAGTATTACTAGCGGAGATGTTTACACGAACACGATTGCCGCTGGTACATATACGCTTTGCATTACGGCGGCCGCGACGGGATTTGCATCATTGACGACGCAATTCACTGTCACAGAAGGGCACAAGCTAGATGCCGCAGTAACTTACTGTCCGGGTAATGGGGGCGGATCTGGCACGTCCGGCAGTCCGTGGCATGCCGCTTGTATCCAAGCGGCGGTGAACGCGGCTGCCGCAGGCGATACCGTGTTTCTCGCCGGCGGAAATTGGGCTCTCAGTACCGCTGATAGCTCTCAGGTTAGCATCTCTACGGCAATCAATCTCGTAGGTGTCGGAAGTGGGAATTCGTTCGATGTTTGGGGGCATGTGAGTAATATCAATGGGGTTGACCAGTGTCCGACCGCGGGCACGAGCATAACGTGTGTTTACACGACCGGGACGAGTTATTCATACGCGACGGCCCCACATCACGCCGGAACCATCTCTTTTATCTCACCATGTAATACCGACACGGTTGCCCACATCTTTCTCGATGGTTCGAAGTCGACAGATGGCGGCGGCACTTGGGGCCTGCTAAACTTCCAGAATTGCAATACGATCACAGTCAATGATGTCCGCCATTTGGCATTCAGCAATTCCAGTATAAGTGGCGAAGCGCAGTTTTATATGTTTCAGAGCAATAGCGTTGCAGTAAATAATAGTGTGTTCGCTGATCCAATTCACTCAGGTGGTACGACTTATGATAACTCACAAACATTCCAAGCTAACGGAGAAAGCAGCGGCATAACACTATCAAATAATATATTCTATCAAGGTGGCTTTAATCCAATATTTATGTCGAGTATGACATTTACTGGTAATCAACAATATGATTACAACGACGGAGTCGCTGACACGGCTATTATTCCGGCATTTGGGTTTACGGGCTCGCCTGTGGGAGGGCCGGCGAACGTCTACTGCCCACAGGCTGGGGCTACCGGTCAATGCAGCGGCGATCTTCATGCGTCCGTAACTAATAGCCTGTTCTATGCACCTAACCATTTTTTCGGCACCGGCGGCGGGCTGAACGATCCTGGCACTTCGGGCGGCGTCGGCGATTTGTCCTGGACCGGAAACCAGATCATTGCCAGCGATGCCGAAATATCCGCTTGCGAAACCGGAGCGTGCGCGCCAGCGGTAGTCGTGCAGGCGACGGCGGCCTCTTGCACTAGTGGAACTATCACTTTTACGGCAGCTAACACTACCATATCGGCTGGAAACCAATTCTTAACTGTTGGATTTTCCCCGCAGGGGTATAATAATAAATGGACAGCCGCCACGGCGAATTCCTCCACTATTACAGTCACAGGCGTCACGTGCCCAGGAACAGAAACGGTGTTGGGCTCCGTTAGTACTAACGCGGTTGTCGGAATGACTATAAATACTGTTGTTGATACCAGTTGTAACGAAAGCGCGGCATCTTATTCTTTCTTTGTAACGAATAATAGCCTTGTGGGCTCGACTCAGGCGGCGCTGCGAATGACCGGCGGCCCCACTTGGGGAATATTGTGCAAGCTCGGGAATCCATTTTCAGGCAATTATACGGCAATTCCAATTCTGGTCCAGGGTTTCAACGGGCAAAAGAACTATTTATCTAGTCCGAGCAACCAATATCTTACCAACTCGGCCACGATAAGCCCGGTACAATCCAATAATTTCTGCGCTGGCGGCGCAGGCACCGTTACTGGTTGCGCCACGAGCGGTTTCACTACGCCGCCGACGAGTTCTTTCGCGATCGGACCACTATACTATGACTTCACTAATGGCGCCTACGCCGTTCCGTTTACGGCGATTAGCTTTACAGCGCAGTATGGTGCGGTGCAATGGCTTGCCTCGACTTCATCGACGCCGCCGCTGGCGTCAGATACACGATGGAGCGGCAACACCGCATTCTGGAGCAGCACTGCTCCTGGCACCTATCCGCCATCAGCAGCAAATAGTTGGATTCCACCAATAGAGCTAGCTGGCGTCGCGCACGGCAATACAGTCTATCTATGGGTGATGGACAGCAACAATAATATTAGCACCGCTGCATCGGTCTTGGTGCCATAGAGTGATAGGACACACTGCTATGAGCGCTCTACCCAAACGTCTTGGCATGGACCACACCGAGGAGTTTCGCTCTAGGTGGCGAATAGTCCGGCTTGACACCCACGAAGACCTCCCCGGCGACATACTCGAAGCCGATGTTGACATGGGCATCACAAAGATGCGAATTAGGGGGCCGGACAAGGTGGAGAATGATGTGATTGTGCCGACTTTCGAAACGGTGACCCATGTTATTGGGGCTGGCGGCATTGCGATCGTGGGGCGGCGATGATCCGGCTCGCGACTATCGGCCTCGTGGGCGCGCTTGCCGCTTGCTCCAGCGGAGGGCTGGGACAATTTGTCTCCGGCGATATCTCCAATGCAGCGGCATTGGCCAAAGCAGGCAATGACGTTGCAGGAGCTACCTGTCTACAGATGCTTGCCCCTGCGACCTCGCCGACGCCTAACCCAAGCCAGGATGGTCTCTTTGTCCTGAAGGAGCGCAAGCGGCTCATCGAACAAGCAGTCGCTTCCGCGTGCGGTCCTGTGATCGCCCCGATGTTGCTCCAGGACATCGGCAAGACCATACCGGCGCCATTCAACTTGGTACTACCGTTCTGATGCCTCACTACGTGGCGGCTAACACCGGTCACGAACATTGCCCGCATCGCTGCGAGCACCCGCAGCCCGCTCCTTACGATGGCGGCAGCGAGAACTTGTGTGGTTGTTGTTGGTTTTCGCGGCGGAAGCGTGTTGTCACGGTTCCATGCACACCTGAATTGTGCCATGACGATTGACGCCATCCAGTTCCGCGCCGTCGCCATTAGACCGGCGCTCGTGTCGCTGGCGAGGGCGGGCATCCCGTCCACCCTCGTCGCGGCCGACTTGTTGATGGCAACGGCAGCCGTCGAGAGCCACCTGGGGACGTTCCTGGACCAGATAGAGGGGCCTGCCCGGTCTGTCTTCCAGATCCAGCCCGACACGCTCGCAGGCGCCCTCCAGCGCGCTCGCTCTGATCAACGGATGGCGATCAGCGAGTTCGCCTCATCGGTCCCCACGTCTATCATCGATCAAATCTCAGGCAATCTCGTGCTCGCCGCAGCATGCGCCCGACTGATCTACTGGCAGGTGCCCGACCCCCTGCCACCACACACTCCAGCGGGCCTATGGGCCTACTACAAGGCATTTTGGAACACACCCCTGGGTCGAACAACCGAAACCCAATTCATGGCAGCGCTCGGCCTGACCGACATCGCCTTCGCCCCACTGACGTAGCTTTTGGACGTTTCGTTGACACCTTTTAGGCAATAGCTATGCCGACGGCCGGAAATAGTAACGGCGGCATACCTCTGCTAAATGGGTGGACGCAAACGGCGGCGGTTATTCTATCTGTAGTTGTAGCCATCGTAGGCGCTGTGTGGATCTTGGACAACACCATAACAGCGCAAAGTGCAACATTGTTGGCTGCGGTCACAGCCGAGCACGACCGCGCTTCCCGAGCCGAGAATGACAACGCCGTCCGCATCGGTAAACTTGAAATACAGCTTACAGACCGCATAGCACAGAGCGATGACAGATACACTCAAACCCGGGCTGATATAGAAAACAAATACACGGAGCTTCGCAGCCAAATAGTCGACCAACGGAACGACGCAGCGCAGAAAATTCTATCATTGGCGACCAAGATCGATACTCTTGCGGATATTGCCAACAAACAGAATACCACAATGCAGTCGTTTTCAGATGGGCTGGAAACGCTCAAGCAGCTATTGCCGAAGGTAAAATGAATGCGGATTCTGTGGATTTCGCCAGGGCTGCTGGTCGTGGCCTGCGCGGCGCAACTGACTGTTGTTCCTCCGGGTCCGCCTGCCCAAACGATTATTATCCATAACTTTCCCACCCCACCACCTCACGAGGGAGCGAAAAAGCGCGAGCGTCGAGAAGAGTTGGACCAGGATCTTTTCGAAGGTCGGCATAGCTTGCATGATGCTAAAAAGCGTTTAGACAAGCTGCATTGGAACAAGGTCCAACCCGATGTTATACCGCAAAATAGTGTGCCTTGAAGGTCTTGTGGTTGTATTTGTTGGTGCGATGGTAGTGGGACAAGCCGTTTTGCTGGCTCTGTATCCCCGCTCGATTGGAGCCACGGCGCTCACAGCGCTCCAGATGGCTATGTTTCACTCAGGACATCTAATTGTAGCTGGGGCACTGATTATAGACGCGGTGCTGGCAGTTTTTGGAATTCTGTTTGTGAAGAGGAATGTGCACTTAGCCTTCTTGATCCCGCTGTGGAGCGTTCTGGCGGTCATGGCGGGCGCCGGAGTTGGCGCTGCGTGGCTGGGGCATTATCTTGATGGAACACCGATCCCCTGGGAGCACATTGTCGCAGATCAAGCGCCGTATCCGGTTTTGTTCTTGGTATATACCGCCACTATGGCGCTCAGTTTCAAGCGCCGGTGATTGGATGCCGATACCAAACGCCTTCGGCATCGGTTGATGCTTCAATCCACCCAGCCGCGGTGAGTTGTTTTATCAACGCCTCGAACTGTCGCCAATCCATATAAGGCAGGCAGAACGAATAGGCATCCCGGCTGTTGACCCGGCCGTCCGCTCGCCGCGTCATTAGTTCGGTCAGCCCCTTCCACACCGCAAGCCGCGTATCACCATCGATGCTGTGCTGGGTAGCGGCTGCGCCCCCAAACACCCGGCCCATCTCAGCCTCGACTTCGTTGCACCGCTTCTCAGCCTCTCGCATGATGTTCTCGTCGATCAACAAGTCGTTGCGCTGGGATACGCTTAGGATGATAGCCAGCTTGTTGATGTGGTCCCATTTGCGGGCGAGGTAATAGCTCAGCCACTCATCATGGTAAGGATCAGCATCCAAACTACGTTTGCGAGCGATGTGAACGGGATACCACTCGTGGCCAAAGGCGCGAGCACCCTTGGTCAATTTGCATTCACCGTGTAAGTCGCTGATCCACTTCAGGTCGTCTCGCAGTGGTCCCATGCTGTTGTGATACATTCCGTTCCAGACTTCATCGGGGTAGGGTATTTCTCGTTCGGGTTCCAGGCAGTGCATAAACACGCATCGGCTGCTCAGTCCCCAACCTGCAAAGTTCGATTTGAAGTTGTCACGCAGCCACAGCGGTGTTGTACCCGCGATAATGTTGACAAACGGGTTGGAGATGAAGTTTGTTCCTTGAGTTTTGGTGAATTTGACGGTGGGTATGTCGGTCTTGCCATCATACAAGTCGGTCAGCATCTCCACCATCTGCCGATTTTTGGGGTCGAAGAATGTTCCCCACTCGCTGACTGTCATAGTGAGGGCGCAGGAGATGCTGTGTCGGGTGTCTAAGTCGAGTTTGGCACCGTTCATCTGGGGAGTGTGAATGTCTTTGGCGTCATCCAGTTGTTGGACGAAGCCTTCCCATGTCGAGATATCGGCGCCGAAGTTTACGCCGGGTATGTTGCGTAGCAGGCGGGCGCCGACGTTGATGGTGGTGCTTTTCTTGACAATGCCCGGCGGTCCCACCAGGATCACATAGAGGTTGGGGAACCATTGGAATGTTTCCATGTTGATGTAGACATGACGACGCAGAGCGCCCCCGATGATGGATGCACCCACCCACCAGTGGAAGCGCTCCGGCGCCTCGCTTCTTGACACTACTGTGTCAAGGTAGTTTCGCAGCCAGTCTCCGCGGCGGGGCATGATCCTATAGAGGCACGTCGGATGAAGCATCAACTGGAATACATTCACCCGCCCGACGTATTACTTCGTCATAGTAGATCATAGCCCCCTTGATGTATAACATCACTGGATCGGTGGTGGGCAAGTAAGCACCATCCGGCGTGTAGATCCGCCACTCTTTATCTTTGGGGGAATAGATAATGCGGAGTTCTACCATCAGACCACGTCCTTTAGCACACACTCACCGCGGAGTGGGTACTGCTGCCCATACACCTGCGGCCACTTCTCTTTCAGGATCGTTTCAACGATCACTCGTGCTTTCTCACACTGCACCTTTGTGTCAAAGAACACAATGTGGGACGGTGGGATTGGGACCGGCTGACCAGTCAGCGTAAACAGCACAACGATCCATTTCATTCGTGCCACTCCTTCATATGACCCCAATCCGTCAGGGACCATTTCAGTTCACATGGTATGTGGAGAGGGTCGGGATAGGGGATTTCGATGTCGCATAGTTTGAGTATGTCGGTAAACCGATCAGGGCACATTCTCCTCGGTAGTTGAAGCAGAAGGCTATCGTGGTATTCCATTTTGAGTTCAGCCCAGGGCGCATCGTCATGGATGCGAAGCATCATGTGATCTTTGGTGATGCTGATTGTGCTTTGGCCCAGCCATGCCAGCGGTTGTGTTACGGGCACTTGATAGGCGTAGACGCGCCGGAAGCCCCATACGTTCCGTATTTCGGGGGTTCGAGATTGGCGCATAAGCCATTCTATCTCGCGATGCCACTCTTTGATTTCGGGATGCGTTTTGAACCACGAATTCAGGAAGAACTCTGCGCTGGCCCTGTCGCCGGTGTATTTCTCCGCGATCACACCAGCACCGCCCCCATAATCACCTGTGTGGATGATGTTCTTGCGCAATTGACGGGGTACCACGGCGAGCTTGGGTTCTGCCCATATCCCGGTCTCGGTTTCGGTGTAGATGTCGAGCCTTCGGCGCAGAAGGGATTGCAACCGTGTCGCTTGCGACATCCACGCCACTGCCTGCGCATCCGCTTGGCGCAGATCCACTTCAACAAACGCCATCCCCGCGTCGGGGATGATGGCACTACGAGTGTTGGGGAGTGGCTTCACAGCTAGGGCACCAGCCCCGCCGCGAGCACGTCCAGCATCAATTGCTGCGGCGTGTCGAAGGTGTTTTCAACGACTGTGATCGCGAAGCGATGAGCGTAGTGATCGGGATGCTCCCAACCATGTAGTGGCACGTTCTCACTTGAATGGTCACTCTTTCTGTTCGCACCTTCTACTAAAACGATACTCCCGCCCAATGAGTGGATGCGATTGAGTTCGTTCGGAAAGCGGACATCGTCAACGACAACCTTGTGATATCCCCACTCCCACGCACCATCGCTCCGCTGGTGACCGATGCGATGTTGCCACTGATCGACCCACAGATCTTCGCCGATCATATAGCGGCCCCATTCAGTTCCAAGGAACTGGAGTGCTTCGCGGGGTGTCTTTCCACACAGGTATGATGTCGGCACATCTTTACGGTCCATGTCAGTTCGTGGACATAGCGTGTAAAGCATCTCCTTCAGTGGGGTGGCGAAGCTGGTCCTCACGTAGCCATATCGGATGGCCAGTTGTTCAGCCAGCGTGCTCTTGCCACTGCCCGCGTAGCCACAAATTCCGATGAGTTTCATCCCGGCCTCTTGAAGTTCTGAAGGTTTGTGCCCTCGCCAAAGGCGGTTTCGTTGCTGCTGAAGCGGAACGTCTCGACGTAGGCGGGGTTCATGGTGCCCCGTAGCCGACCATCTTCGGACAACATCCGCACGTTGCAGTCCTTGCGGACTGTTTCCATTGAGCGGTAGTGTTGGATGCGTTCGGTGAGCGGGCGTAGCAGCGGTGTCCGGCGGGCGATTTTGTCCAGGGCAGCATCATCACACGTCTGCGTCTTTTCGGGTCCTTTGCCCTTGTAGATTGGTTTTTGTTGTAGATCCTTATAGAAAAGGGCCTTCATTTGGGGGTTGCTCTCAGGGTTGAACCCCTCAATCGCTGTCGCGATTGATAGCCATCGGCGATCACGATCCATCTCAACTTCGCACTCGGCGTACATGCCACGCATTTTCTCCGCGTCCACATTAAACCCCGCAAACATCATCTTGTAGACAGGCGCCAGCGTCCGCATCACGAACCGGTACTGGTCCCACAACTTGTCTCGGACCAAGATACGTCGCAGAGCCGCGGCGACTTCCCAGGTTCGACAACAATCCTCACAGTTGTAATGGAAGTATCGTTGCTCATCGTGAAGTGTAGGGTCCCAAAGCCGGCCGTCATCCTTCCAAAAACGGTAGTGCTTACAGTATAAAGATGCGACAAATGAGAGAGACAGGCTGCTACCTCGCTTATCAACCCTTCCGGTAACAGGGTCGATTTTGCCGCCGAGGAAGCCGGGGAATGCCACATGTTGCATCACCATCGTGTCGTCGCTATGTAACGGGAGGAAACCCCACTGCTTCGCGATGTATTGGCAGTCGTAGATGCCATTGTGGAATGTGATTGCGCGATGGGTGAGGATTTCTCTCAGCGCTAGGATGATCTCTAGTTCATCATCTGGCGACCACCAGCTTTCCCCGTTGGCTCGGATGAAAGGAATGCAGATCGCTCGCACCTCAGACGCGGCCAGTCCCAAACAATGGATTTGGCCCAACCACGTCTCGATATCACATGTTATGGGATTGGTTCCATAACGAAGTTCATCCAGTGCATCCCGCAATTCTGTGATAGTTTCGGCTGTGTAGAAGTCCCATTGCGGGGGTGTCGCTAGTGACGGATCGGCCAAAACGCGTCGCGCTCGCGCGAGGTCATGCACCAGCAGGGGCCGATGTTGGGGCGACCGGTTTTGCAAGCAGTCGGCAGGATGCGGAGCAGCTACGATGGCAGTAGCCGGGTCCACCTGAAATATGCTACCACGCCACTTGGTAATTCCACTTTGACCAGTGGTAGCCCATAAGGGGGTGCCTCCAAGGGCGGCAATAACAGTGGGCGCAAACTGATGAATTTGTTGATTAAGTCGGTCCAATCCTGCTCGGACAGGTCCGAGCGGGTATCGATTATTAATGAGAGGTATCCCGTCTCGTCGGGCGTCGCGGGCAGTGGCGAAGAACTGTTCGATGTCATTGTGGATTGTTGCTCCCTTCGCGTTGATATATGATGGGGGGCGCTCGTGACAGATGTTGGTAAGGTAACAGTCGCGGCGCTCGATGCCGGCTTCATGGAGGCAGCCATCCAGGATGGCACCAGAGGCGCCAATGAAGGGGATGCCCCGCGCAACCTCGTTCTCGCCGGGGGCCTCACCCACCAGCCACAACTTCGCGGTGGGCGAGCCCTGTTCAATCCATCGGGTCATCGTTGCTCCCACCACCCGTGATCAGCCCACACAGCCATCGGGCATGTGGTGGTTCTGGTGTAGCTCATTTGCCACACTAGCGCGTGCTCCATCACTTCGTATTGGTACACTTCGCCCTCTAGAGTGTAGAGTGTTGCGATGTGTTGGTACGTACGCGGTCGGGTACGCGGTTGGGAACGCGAAGTATGCCTGTCTCTGCCCACCGATCCATCGCCATCCTCCATCGTCCTCTCCCTCTCCACCATCGTTGGTAGTGTTTGTGGCAAACCCCGTGGGCGTAGTGCTTGCTTCCGCAGAAGCAATGACGGGGTGGCAATACCACCCCGCCACTTTTTGCGCTCACCTAACGACGGCTATTTACTGGCGCCACCCCGGCAACGCGGACGTATTTGACCGGGGTCCCGTCAGCGTTGGTTGCTCCTTTCTTATCAACCTCATGTTTGATCTTCAACCAAGCTGTTTGAAACTTCAGATCGTTGATCGAGAAGTTGGTCTTCTTCACCCCGGTTGCGTCGATGGCGCGCTTGAGATCACGGTTCTTGTTCATGCCCCAATCAGGGCGTACTGGAAGTGCAATTGCACCATTGCTGTCGAGGATCAAGTCCACGAACATCTGCTGCGCGACCACAACCTTGTCCATGTTGAGTTGCGTCTTGACGTTATCGTCTTTGATCTCCCATATCAGGTCCAGGTTGGCCCATGTGACAGGAACTTTATCGCTGACACCATCTCGTGCTCGCAACTCGATACATTGGCCGAGATAGTCGCCCTCCGGGCATAAGTAGAATTTGGTGTCGATCTCCTCGGAGTGTTTTGTCCCGAGAAAGGTGTCGTCGTCAAACATACTCATTCATCGTCTCCACGTTGGTACTCGATAGTGATCATGTAGCCGGGATCGGTCCATGCCGGCCCCACTTCCACGATCGCCTGGAAATCTGCGATCTCGTCCTCTTCCCACACCTCCTCTTCTGCGTCGGTTTTGATCGTCATCTTCCATCTGGGCATTCGTAGTACTCCTCTTTGTTGCGGTATTCCTGGGCCATCATGTCTAGGGTGATGGCATCCCATATGCAGATCACCAACGGCGCCCTACACCACTCGTATTCTTGGTGGTATTTTATTAGGTCTTGAACATTTGGGAAAAATCTGCCGGTAAATCGTTTCTCAGCGGCAGGTGTCGGCTCTTCAGGGTCATTCCCTTCTCGGCTGTGTTCCATACGTATTTCACTCCCTTTTGGTCAATGATCCTCTCGGTCAAGATCACATCGTCAGGCTTTTTGTCTAGCCTCGGGGCCAATTTCTGCCCGATAGTTGAGGTTGTGATATAGCTCAACCCTGTCAGGGGGTCATTCTCTCGTTCGACATGCGCGATCAACACTGCCGAGCACAAGGTGTTGCCCCACCACAGATCCATGAATGTCTCGATACTACCCATGATCGTCCCGTATTCAGGAAGCGACAGTGCCGGGCGACTGCCGACATGATTGGTGCGAGCAATGTTGGTTAGCCCGGTGCAGCCGTCCAACGCGATCGCCCATTCCGGTCCCAACTTGAAGATGGACCCGAAGTGCTGTGCGCACCCCGCGCAGACCAAGTCATCGATCAACTCGTACAGATCCAGGAATTGGGTGTATTTGTTGCGATCAGGGTCTTGGAACTTGATCAGATTGTCGGTGGTCATGTTGTGCGCCCGCGCAGCCCACGCTTTGGCTGCCTCACTGTCCATCGGCCGTTGGGGGATGTAGTGGTAGTGGATTGGAGCAACCAAGCTGCGAACGGTTGCACCACCATCACACAGATTAGGCCCCAGCGACGCATCAATGCCAGGGTCCAACGACACAACAAATGTCGAAAGCCCAGCACCACGGTGCTCCATCTTGTTGTTGTCGATCCACACCGGCAGCAGCGTCCGCAGCGCGGTGGTTTTGCCCGTGTGGATTTGACCCTCCAAGAGGACGTTGATCTTCACGTCTAAGCTCCGCTAAGGAGTGAAGATGACGATTAGCGGAGCATCGTTCAGCGACAACGCCACCGAACTCGTCGACGTAAATGTTGAAATCGCACTCGTACCCGAGATTGGATTGTACACACTACCCGATGACCCTGCGGGCAGGGTCAATGTCACCGAGCTTGACGATATTGTGATTTGTTGTTGGGTGCTAGAGTTCCAAATCGGGGTTTCGTTCCACAAGATGATGCCGAACTGTCCATTGCCGAACGCTACAACGATGTTGTTGCTGTTCGTTGGCATCCCCGACAGGGAATATGTCACGTTCCCCGGTGTGAATGTCGTGGCGTTGGCAGAACCATCCGCCAAGATGGTCGTGAGGTTGTGAATTGCGGTCGCTGCTTCCTTGGCCGTGTTCGTGCCGTCGAACAGGCCCCAATTGGCATTACCAGCCCCGTCCAACATCGCGAACGGATAGACAGCAATGCAATTCGATACCATCGCATGGTCGAAGTAATCCGATAGGATCATCTTCGCCTGAACGTCCGCGTTGACATTGCTGAAGCTGCCACACGACCCACCGCCGGTGCAGTAGCCGGTCTCGGTTGTGACGAACGGTACTCGGTTGCACATAGTGTGAACGGGGATCTGCCACCCCGGCAGTATGGTGTAGATGGGACCGGTGCCGGCACCACCAATAAGGGCGGTATTGTTATCGTTGGCGTAGTAGTCGTGCATGTTGGCGAGGTCGCAGAACGCGGTCAGATTGCCAATGTTGCTCTCGACCGTCCCATTGCCAGGGCTCGCCACCGGTAGAATGGACACTGGGACGTTGGTAAGTGCCGAATAGGTGCCGCCCTTCACCCCGTTATAGATGTCCTTCTGCAATTGCACGGCAGCCGGATAGCTGTTCTGGGCACCGTAGATGAAATTGCTGAGCGTCACGTCGATCTCATTGGGGCCGCTCAACCCAACTAGCGTGTTGGGGTACGTTGAATTGATGGTTTGCATCCACCCTAAGAAGGTTGCAGCGGGTACTGCTGCGGTAACGCCGTCGTCGGGACCATCCTCTTCCAAGTGCATCCGAATGCCGGCCGCAGCCATTGCCTCCAGCGCAGTCAGGGTGCCAGCCACGACAATGAAATCGCGGTCATTGGTCAGACCCAAATATTGGAAATCAGCGATCGTTGAGTTGGCGTTAGCCTGCTGCTGTATCTGTGTATTGACACCAAACTTCGCGATGAAGTCGTGTACCCGTTGAATGCCGCTGGGACACGCCAGCGGCACTGCCGTGTATTTGTACACGACATCGATCCAATAATTCTGTCCCTGATATGTATTCGTAGGCATTGTGGTTGATGTACTCGTCATAACGTACAGGCCGTTGCCGTTGCCGTTGGTGGTTGCGCCAGTGGTCGGGATGTATATGGAACTATCCACATCGCTGCAATAGTTCAGGCTGAGGAATGGGGGCTGGTTTAGCGAATAGCGCCCGACTGGCATGAATACACCGATGACGTATTGAACACCGGCGGTCACCGCGATCGGGGATGTGAAGCTCTGCTGCTGCCACCCGCTCGCGGTCTCACCGCTGAACGTGACCGAAGCCAACTGACTACCGGCCGAATTCCACAGCGTACAAACATGCGAACCAGTGTTTGTCGATGCCTTGTAGAAACGGCAGGCGGTGATGCTGCCATTGGCCAGCGGTACGAACTGGACGCCGCGCACGGTGGCTGCGTTGTCACCGCTATCGATGAATTGAGGAGTGTCCGACGACTTGAACAGACTTGATGTGTGGAGCGTACCGAGCGTGGAGAGCCCTGCTACGAGGACCCTAGCCGATGCCGGCGCGGTGAGACATGCTACCATCGCCACCACAAGGCAGAAGCTCAAACGTGAGATAGTCATAGTACTAGAGGCTCCCATCGTTGGATTTGGTACTCGTCTTCCCATCGTTCCGGGTGCTGGCTGTCGCACAGCGACATGAACTCACACGGCCGGTTGTAGGAGTAGCATCCGCTATCGAGGATCTGAGGGAAGGCATTGTGGTCGTTGATCTCACCATAAAGCATCCGCGGCTTGCCATGTTGGAAATCGTTCCAACAGGCCAACATCCGCCAAACGTCAGCCTGCAATTGCGAAAGCCATCGTTGGATTTTCCACGGTGGTTGGGGCACCTCGACTGTTGGTACAAGACGCGTACCGTTGACGGTCGGACATATACCGCGGACCAACATCCCGATTACGGGCATGTCGTAAGCGTGGGCGAGCCATGCGTAGCCAGTCAGTTGGCCGCGTAGCTTCCATTGGTCGGCCCATGAATACGGCACCGAACCAGTGGTCTTGTCGTCCAGGCCCCAATACGATGAGCCGTAAGTGTTGCATGTGTCAAAGCGGCCCGCATAGAGGATGGCTTCACCGGTATCAGGGTGGAAGCACCCCGGAATGGGCAACGCGGCTCGAAACTCGATGCAAGGCTCGCCGGCGAAGCTGGCAATCCGAATGGGATCGTTGTCGAGCGGCCATTCCCGGAAGTAGTCGCTCAAAGCGAGGATGCAGCTATCCAGTGTCTTAACCGCTTCGGTGCGGGACGGATTGGTGGGTGGCTCGAAATAGGCCCACTGCTTTATAACGGCCTCAACACCCTTCAACACCGCAAGGTGCTGCGGCTCTCCACCTACCCACGCCCGCCGTGTGACCTCCAACCCTTTAGCAAGACAGCCGCCAAAATGCAAATGAGCATTAACACTCTCATGTTTCAGTCCCTGGCAATACCGCCGAAAGAAGTGATGCGGACACAAGTTAAAGCTGGACCGCATAGTGCTGTCGATGACAGCGGGGAAGGTGGCTTCAGTGGGCATGACGTAGGACATAACTACGTAACAACTGATAGGCTGGTTCCGAAATATCCGTGTTGACTTCAAGTCTTTTCAATAGCGATGGTAAAATTTCTGGCGGCGCCGATGCCAAGGCTATGTTGGCAGCTTCGCTAAGATCGGCAACACGTGTCAGATCACCTGCGGCGAGTTTCGGTAAAAGCGAACCGCCTAAGTACGTCAACACCCGCATAAGTGCCCACTCTTCATAGGTAAGTGGGATGTTTTTCAGCTCATTGTGGACCATCTGTTGCCCCCGACTTCTGTGAGAGCAACGCCACCAGATCTACGCCCTTTGTGGTTGTCTTCGCTGTGGCTTTCGCCTTCTTCCCCTTGCTCGCCGCGGCTGATGCCGCAGATCGGTCCCGAGAGATGTCCATGATGATCTCCCGGTACTCAGCAGCGGTCACCGGCTGCCCACTAAGAACGCGGTGGCGTAGGTCCTGCAATGCAACCTCGGTTTCGTAGCTAATGGTGTTCATGATACCTCACACTGTGAAGCAACATGGCGGCGCCAGCTTTCGAGGACGATCAGCCGGCGCCGGCCTTGCATGATGCTGGCGATAGTACCGTCGCTGATCAGTTCGTAGACCGTGGAGCGGCTGAGCCCACTGAGGCGGCAGAACTCGGCCACGGTGGTGGTGATGATGTCGTTGGTGCTGCCGTCCATTATGGTGGCCCGTACGATGCGTAGGCCCCTTCCTTGCGGTATATCTCTCTCCTACTGTTTCGCCTTACTTTCCGCACATTGCGTTGATGTTGCCGAATTCGAATGAATAGCCGGTGCTAGAGAACTCGACGCGGTTGAAAGTAGCGTTGTCCAGAGTGAGTCGGACGTAGACGTTCGGGGTGCCGGCCATGTGGAGATTTTGGAGGAGTTTGGCGCCGGACATCCGACCGACTAGAGTCCGGGCGGTTCCCAGCCCGTGGTTTTGGAAAAAGCGGACTTCGTCCGTGTTTCCGACTGTTCCCCAAGCGAAGCTGATGCTGGCTTGGGGTTCAGAAAAGGCGAAGGTGGCTTGAATATCGCCAACGAGGGCGGAATAGGGGCTGTGGCCGGCCAATTCTGGCCAGGAAGCGTACACGTCCTTGGCAATGACGGCGCCATTGGGCTTCGATTGGGTTCCCATTGGGACGTTTACATAGTGACCGCTGCCGTCAGTGAAAAACGGCGTGGGGTTGGGCATCACGCACTCTGGGACGCCGAGGTCCTTGACGTGGATCGAGTCGGCTACGGCCGGGACGGAGAGAAATGCCAGGGCCGATACGGCGGTCAAAAGGGTTTTCATTCTGGTCTGTCCTCAGTTGGGGTTTTGGTTGCGGGAAGTCATGTTGTCCACAGATGTATGTGTGGATGGTCGTTGGCCTTTTTATATCGGGTGGCGCGGCGAGATGCAAGCATGGAGTGTGGCGAGGGGAACATGCTGCATGTTCCCGATTTGTGCGACCGGAACATTGTCGCAAAAATCGACCGGGAGTTCCGATCGCGTACCTAACCCCCTGGGGTTAGGTGGCAGATAGATCCATAAAAAAGGGAGCCCCTAGCGGGCTCCCTGGAAGGCTCTGGAGTAGCGTTCCGCTACTCGGCGGCGATGGCGTCCGGGGTGCCGAACATGCTCGCCAGCGAAGGCCCCTGGGGGCTGGCACCGGCCTTGTTGGCCTCGCGGGCCTCCTTGGCAAGACGCTTGGCGCGCTCGTCGGCGATCTTGGCCATTTCGACCTTGAGGGCAGCGTTCGCCGGGTCCGCCAGCTGCTGGGCAATGTACCGCGCAGTGAACTTCCGCTTCCGCCGGCCGCGCTCATCCAGCACCGGCTCGCCGTGCTCGTTGAGCACATAGGTGGTATCAATCTCGTCCTGGACAGCAGC